TCTTCAGTTGGGGTTTTTCCCTTATTCTTTCCAATGTTTGCGAGTTTGATCTTCTTCTTGTGTTCCTCATTTTTGGGTACGCCCTTGTGAGTCTCGCTTATCTTCTTTCTGCCTGTTGGCGTTGTGACTTTGTTATTGCCGATGTTGGCGTTCCACCACAGATCCTGTCGCTCCAGAGCTTTCACGCGACGCAAGAACTTCTTTTCCCAAGTGTCGGCCTCCTTTGCCGAGTCGAACGTTTGTCTCACTTCAACCTCGAAGTCTGCCAGACCTTTTTCTTTTATTTCATTTTTTATGTTGCCGCTCGAAGAAAAATACTTGACCCAAAAATCTTCCAACGGAGTTTTGCCCAACTTTGTCCAGTTTTTCCATCTGATGCCATAGTAGTACTTTCCTGTTGACTTTTGGTAAAGAAGATACGAGTAGGGTTTTATTTTGTCGAATTCTTTGTGTTTCTTCATTGCTGCCTCCGCTGTTATTTAGTTTTTGTACAGCAACCTCGCTAAATTTTGAAAAATAATGCTTGACTCAACTGAACAAGCAGCGTATACTGTCCACAATGAAACAGAAAAGGATACTAGGATGAAGTAGCAGATAAACAAAGAGGGCCGAAGCCCTCTTTGAACAAAAAGTTTTTATTTCCGTGTTGGAAATGCGTCGAAAAGCTTCGATCTTTGTGGTATGATCACGAAAAGCTCAGGTTCTGGACGGCAATTTCTCCAACATAGTCTGCCGCATTACCAAACGATGATGCAGTGTTCGTCAGTTCAACGAATCCATACCTCGTCATGAAGGATACGACCGGTTCGAACGTTGACGGATCCAGTACAACGCCTGAACTCATCAGAGGAATGTAAGGGCAGTAGAACGCAGGAGCGTCGGCTTCTGAAGTTCCTTTGTAACCAACCAGAACGCTCTGTGTGTCAGGTGCGTAGCTGTTCACGAACACGCGCATTGCGCCATTCAGCGTACCAACGAACTTAGTGTTGGTCGGTGCTTCGAAGGTACCTTCAGTGGTACGAGCGAATGCTGAAGTAGTAGCAGATTGCAGTACGGTCAAGCTGGCAGGAGAAACAACACACCAGTTACCAGCGCCACGACGTGTACGCTGTGCGATCAGGTTAGCAACACGGTTGATCAGAACGGCCAGAGCGGCGTGTTCGTCACCAACGAATGTAGCAGTACCAGATACGGTAGCCTGGTTGTATGTATATTCAGTAGCAGCCAATGAACTCAGAGACAGGAGAATTTCCTGATCGATTTCAGCCGTGATTTCTTGAGCCAGAGCGGCCATGATTTCAGCTTCAACGTCAATACCGTGCATGGCTTGAGCATCTTGAGCAGATTCGAAGGTCCAACGAGCTTGCAGCTTGCGGGTTTTGGCTTCAACAGCCTGCTTCAGGATCTGAACAGAAATTTGCTTACCACCGGTGCCTTCCATCTGGCTTGTGTTGTTGCCAGTGTAGCCATTCGCAACTGTCTGGTTCTGAGGAACGGTAGAGTATGCGGTAGCAATTGTGAACGGTGACAGGGCTTCCTGGCCAGCTGTTACTGAGGTAGCAGCCAGTGAGTTGTCGGTCAAGCTCTGAGCGTAACGAACGCGCAGGGTGTGAATCTGGCCAACTGGACCAGTCATAGGCTGAACACCTACCAGTTCGTTAGCAATAACGGTGGGCATAACACGGCGAATAACTGGCAGAATGACTCTGTTCAGTGTAGCAATGTTGCCAGCAGTTGTTGAACCAGGGCTTGCGTTTTCACGCAGGTACTTTTTGGTGTTTTCCAAGATGACGTTCATTGAGTTGCGCTTTGAGCCACGAAGACCTTCGAGCAGTGCATCCTTAGTCTCATCCCAGCGACTTTCTAATAATTGTGACATTTATGTCTCCTTTTTCCTTTTTATTTAGATTACAGCCCTGCCAAACGCTTCAGATCAATGACGTTACTTTTTTCAACATCAACATCACTGTCTTTGACACGGGCAGTTTTATCGCCAGTTGCTACGGAAACAGCTTCTGTGAGAAAGTTAGATTTCACAGAACGATCTTCCAATACAGCTGGTAGATACTTTTCAAAAGCGTTCTTCAGACGAGATGTCTGTACGCTTTCCAGTAAATTACGCATCAGCTCACGCTTCTCTTTGTTTAGAGGTGCAAGCAGTTCTTCCATTTCTGTTTTACGAGTATTGGATTCCTTGATAACACGTATTTCACGTTCTTTGGATTCAACAAGAGTTTTTGCTTTCCTGTTGAGTTTGATTGACTCACTTAACTGATGCTCGCGCATTTCAATAATGTCATGCAATTTGCGAACTTCAGCTTTTTCATTCAAGTGAGTGGCACCAAATTCTGCGGCATAGGCCTCGAATATACGACGACCAAAGTTGTTCTCACGAGCCACTTTGATGTCTTCTTGTAACTGTGCAAGCTCGGCCTCTAGACGACGACTTACAGCCATGGTTAACTTCGTAGCACTTTCTTTAATAAAGCGCGAGCGTAATTTTTCCAGCCTTGAACGGGCTTCACGTACCAAACGAACTCTAGTCTCAACTACAGCCTGTTTGTCCTTGGCGAATTCACTGATTTCATTTGCCAAAGCGTGAACGATGAACGATTCCATTTTGGCCAATCCTTCATTGTGAATTTTACGATCCTTACGCAGTTCGGTAATTTCCTCGGCAAGTTTGGTTACCATGAAGTTATTGTACTTCGTGATATCTTCTTTCATCTTGACCTGGAACTTCACGCGATCTTCCGACAACGCTTGTCTATCTTTGATAAACTCGCTTATTTCGGAAGCCAACCCGTCTGACATCATACGATCTAAGGCTTCGACCATCACTGTTTTATCATGTTCATAACGTTGTGCGAATTCCTCACGGAGTTCAGCACGAGCAGCTTCTTTCGCCTCAACCAATTTTGCTTCCCAGGCTTCTGATATAGCCTGTTTTGCATCTTCGTTGATTAGATCGCTGTCTAGTAACGGTGTTAAACTATCAAACATAGTTGTCTCCTTTCGATCTCACTAGCCTAAAAGGCTAGTAATTTTGTTAACTGCTTTCGCAGTTATTTTATCAAACTTCATGTTTGAAAAAACTTCTCTTTCTGTTTAGGTTTTTAGGTTCTTGATAAAGCGTATTACTTCGTTGGAAACAACTTTTTGCGCTTTACTGCTGCTTGCTGGATCTCTAAACATTTCCAGTAATTTTGCTCCTCCTTTGTGATTCAACAGTCCTTCGTAAATCGCGGTAGGATAGGCATTCGGGGCACTTGGCTGTGCAACAACGTCAACGGTGACGATCTCGAAATCGCTGACTTGTCCATTTGAGTCGTTCACGTTTCCGCTGCCACGACTACTTACGCCAAGCTTTACCCCAGAGTCTAACATGGTTTTTACCAATTGTCCCATTGGCGTGGGCAGGATTTTTAATTTTCCATATCCACAATTTCCATCCATCCACATGTTTTCAATCATGTGGCTAACTCTGTCTAGGTTAATCTTGAGGTCATCTGGATGATCAACTTCACCCAACACTGAATGACCTGACTTTATTTGCTCGTTGATGGTACCAACAGCTTTGGCTATCTCCGTAACAGGATAAACTCGCTCGTTGGCATTTCGTACACCACCTTCGATGCAAATACCTTTCATGTACAGGCTTTTTCCTGAGCCGTCCCTAGATTCCTCAAGCACAAGTTCTACCTTGGCTTGAGTGAAACTAAGATGCTCTCTGAGATAACGAGCCATAAATTATTAAGACTTAGGGAAAGGAGTTCTGGTATTGACACCGGCTGCCTGTGAAGTTACAGGTTTTGGTGCAGATGACAGCTTGCTATTGTCTTTAGCTGGTACGTTTTTGAATTGACCAGCGTCTGGCAAATTGCCTGTCTTAGGAGCAGAACGTCCATGTGCGGTATCGCCTACCATTTTAACCGGCTTTGCAACCGCGCCTACAGCGCCGCTGTTGCTGGCGTTGATGCTACGAGTGTTTGTGCCAGCAGGCTCAGAAGTTACGGGCTTAGGGGCCGCAGATAACTTGATATTTTCGTTCATAAATTCTTCGGTATCATCGACTTCAAGCTCATCACCGCCGTCGACATCAAAATCTTCTTCGTCGTCCATCTCGAACTCGTCTTCGCCGTCGAAATCATCGCCGCCGTCGCCAATCATGGCTTCAAATTCAGCCATCAGTTCGTCGAGCTTATCTTCCAGATCAACTACGCGATCTTCGAGATCTTCATCTTCATCGCCATATTCTTCGCTGTCGAAGTCGATCTCTTCCTCTTCGCCGTCATCAGAGATATCAAACTCTTCGTCCTCGAAGTCTTCACCTTCGAGGCTGATGCCTTCTTCCTCGGTCTCAATATCATCGATCAGGTCATCGGAAGCATCGCCGCCCATAGCGCAATCGTCTTCGTCCATCAAATTTTCATAAATTTCACGGCTCTTTTCCACGACGATATCATGAAACAATTCACGTGCCTTATCGGCTTCGTCGTTTATTACATACTCGATTAGTTTTTCAAACTTATTGCTCATTTTAGTTATCTCCTAAGTTAATGGCTCGTAATGTTATTTATTTACAAATCAAAAAAGCCCCGTTTACGGGGCTTTTTATTGCAATTTACGTCACATCATTGGTTGTTCTGCTGGCATATACTGCTTTCTGACCTTTTCTAACTTTTCTTCCATTTCCACTTGGCGAATGTCGTTAAGCTGTCGTAGCTTTCTAAGTTGAGCTAAAGTCAAATGTGTCTTGCGTAGACTTCCTATATTTGGTTGGCTGTTGTCCTGTGATAGGTCTTGATACGCCGATGGACTTTTTTCAAAAATTTCATTTAGAATCATAACTGTTACCTCAAACTGTTGGTATCGGTGGCGGTGGTGGTGCGCCGCCTATTTCTGGTCCTGCTGGAGGAGCTCCTGCACCCATATCTCCGCCCAAGTCTCCCATCTCGGCGCCAAAGTCTTCGCCTGCTTGCACGTCGTCTTCTAACCCACCAGGTGTGATACCTACGCCTCGTAGATCACTACCGGTGGCAGGTCTAGCCGATGGGTTGTCTCTTTCTTCTTGCCACATCGTTTCGTTCTCAAGAATTTCCTCATCGGTGAGCCCTAGGAATCGCTTCATCAAGAATCGTTTACTCATGTACGGATACGCTTCTAGCTGCGTGAATGACGTGATTCTGGTTGTGTCAAGTTCACTTTGACGATAGCTTGCGAAATTCTGAGGGGGAGTCAACATGATGTTGAACATCCCAGAATCGATATTGAAACCGCGCCACCGTAGGAACAACTTGAACTCGTCGTCTAGCTTTTGCATCAACAGATTCTGTAGTCGTTCGCAATATTGGTTGAATCTGAATTCTTGTATCAAGGCTGTTCCAACTTTGCCATCAGTCAAAGCTCTGTCGCTATCATCTGGTCCAGTTGGCAAGTAGCTGCTAGGTACTCTGAGTCCTCTTGCCATTTTGTTGTTGAAATACTTCAGGTCGTCGATTTCACCCAGTGACTGTCCTCCGGGTAGTACCTCGACCGAAGAGCCTCTGCCATCAGATGTCTGAGGGAAGAAATAATCCTCATTGATACTCATAGGGTTGTATGAAGCATCCATCATGTTAGCTCCACCACCGGTTACAGTTGGAATACGGCGCTGGTGCATTTCATTCTTGACGCGCTCAACAAACTGCATCGCCATGTGGCTTGGCATATTGCCTACATCGATCTTGAAAACACGGCGTTCTGGCGCTCTCGCCACGCGATAAATTAGAACCGAGTCTTCCAATAGCTCTTTCTGCTTGTATACCTTAAAAATGTTTTCTAGGATGCTTTGTCCGAATGGCCAGAAGTAATCCAATCCTTCGTTCAGTGATAAATGGACAACGTGTCTGGCGTCGATGCAGGTTTCATTCATTGCTTGCGTGAATCGAGCGTTACCTGTGCCGCCGCCTGCTCCTGCTCCTGCGCCTCCATTTGGATAGGTATAGTTTGTTTGTCCTACACTGCCAGTCGCTCTGGATACATAATAATCTTGAGTAGTCTTCTGAGAGATACTCATGTTTTGGAAGTTTGGATTTATATCTCGAATAATATATTGTTCTGGACGTTTACCTTCACTTTCATTCACGATGATTCTAGATACTTTTACCATATCTATCCAGAATAACTTGAAGGTTTCAGGATCCCTAACGAATATTTGATCGCCATACTTAATAGTATTGCGGAACATCTTAAATATTCTTTGATCTAGCTTATTCAGTTTAGTCCATTGTTGGAGCTGTTTCTTTACAATTCTTATTTCGTGATCTGTAGGATCATCAGTGAATTTAATATCGAATGGTGTCTGGTTATCTTCGTTTATCTGAGATGAGAACTCGGATATAATATCAAGACAAGCATTTACCTCTGAATCGCAGTCCATATTTTCATATTGATTATACCGCTCGATTCTGTTCGGATGTCCTGAGTATACTTCTGGCAAACGACTCGCATAGTTTCTAAAGGCGAAACCATTAGCTGTTGTGGCATTATAACCATCATCGGTATCACCTGGTCGCTTATAACCAGGTAACCCAAATTGATTTCTACCTGATATAGGACTTAGCTCACCGCCGGTTGAAGCTACCTTGAAAAATTTTCGCCAGGTCATTGTGTCTCCATGTAATATTAGTATTTATCACTGGATTAGGTTTGCGCTTTTAGTAATTTGTCGGACGTGGTATTCTGTTTACGCATCAGTGCTATCATTTCGTCCAGCTTTGCAGTCTCTGACGTCATCATGTCGGTCAGATTGCTCATCTTGTCTACTCCAGTGGCAACAGGTGCTTCGGGGATATTTTCGGCCACGGTCTTTGCTGGTGCTTCGTTTGCGACTGAGCTGTAGTTGCTCTCTGGTCCTGCTAGTGGCGTGTCTGGGGTGGTAATTCCAGTACTCTTTTTGTTATCGAATAGCCCTCCGAATAAACCTCCGCCTGTACTACCTCCGCTCAATAACCCGCCTAGTAATCCTCCACTAGAAGATTGCCCGCCGATGCCTGTCATTCCCAGATCACCTAGGCCGCCAAGTAGCTCGCCACCAGGTCGTGACGTACCACCGAATATGCCTCCAATAGGCGACGTCGACTGGCCGCTATAGACTGATGAACCCAGTCTGCCAAACAGGTTGATCAGACTTATCGGTGACATACCTCCAAATGGTGACTGGCGTCGAGTGCCCATGATACCACCTAGTCCTCCCATCATGCCACCCATCATCCCTATGTTACCTAGTCCACCTAGACCGCCGGCCATTCCTGCACTGCCACCAAATCCCGTCATGCCCAAGTTGCCTAAGCCTCCTAGCAAACCCCCGCCTGGTCGTGTCATTCCACCGCCAAATATACCGCCAATGGGTGAGGTCGTTTGTCCACTGTATACCGATGAACCCAGTCTGCCAAACAGGTTGATCAGACTTATCGGTGACATTCCTCCAAAGGGCATCTGACGTCGAGTGCCCATGATACCGCCTAGTCCTCCCATCATTCCGATGCTGCCTAGCCCACCAAAACCACCTAGACCCTGATTCATGCCAAATCCAGTGACGCCCATACCTCCTAGGTTTGAGCCCATAAGATTGCTCGCAGTCGGTGGCGTAGGTTGCGCCTCAGTGGCCTGTTCTTGTGCCGAAGTGACAGATCTTCTAGCCTGCTCTGGAGTCATCCTAACAGTTACATCACGATCCTGCTCCGTTCGATGTCTGATGGTGAAGAGTGGTGTTGCTTTTGCTTTCTCTGGTTGCGCCGGCGGTGCAGCTGTCGTAGGCGCTGGAGTCGTTGTCGCAGGTGCAGGTTCAGGTTTAGCCGGAGTCGTTGTTGCGGTAGGTTGTGTAGGCTGAACAGGTTGTTGCTCTTTTTTCTCGCCTGCCGCCGCTGGTCCAAGATCGTAGGCTTGCTGCGCGTATTTCACCCTTGAGGGATAATTCTTTTCGCCTGCCACTAGGTATGACTGCTCGAACGCGACCGCCGCGCCGCTCAATCTAGATTCTTTTTTGACCGACTCTATTGACTTTTTGTAATCGTGCTCCAACTCGTATTTTAGGAAGCCGTAGTTTGCGTTGGGATCATCTGCTTTCTGGCCGGTCTGCTGTAGATATTTTTCAAATTTTACTCTACGGGGGCCTGTCCATTGCGCCCATCCTAGTCCTCCTCTACCGCCGCCTCGGGGATTTTTTTCTTGTATGCCAGCCTGTAGTCCTGCTGACTCATGTCCTAGATTCCCTACGATACCAGCTGCTTGCTCCTTCGTAAGTCCGAAATCTTTCATCAGGTTGGACATAACTTGTGGCGCTTGTTCCTTGAAAGTTCCCTTTGCTGGTCCTATGTTAGTCAACGTCGCTGACATAGCACCTTCGCCTATCTTGAACTCAGTTCCTTGATCGGTCTGTCTTCCAGTTAGCTTGTCTAGAAAGTCGCCGCCTTGATTCAACTTTTCAGTGGCCTTTTGTACAGCTTCAGTGAACGTAGGCAAAACCTTGTTGAGCTGGTTATGGTATTGTAGGTAGAGTCGGTCGACGTTCTGCTCTGTTTCTGTGACTCCTTTGGTTATCTTGTCCTCGCTGTCAAGCCTTGCTTTCTGTTCTGCAAGTGCTTTCTTATCTGCATCAGTGTTGAGGTTGACTATGTTGCGAAATTCGTGAAACGACTTGCCGTATATGCCTGCCGATTCGCCCAATATAGAAGCATTCTGCGCGACTGACTTTGCGTTTTTAGAAGCAGCCTCCTGTAGCGCGTTCATGCCTTCATTCTGCGTCATCGTGCCGGCCTTGACCATCTTCGCTATTTCAATCGATGCTCCGCCTGTTTGTGCAGCGAGTGTCTTTGCAGCGTCTGAATATGCCAGCCCGCCTTCAGACATTGTATCGCGCATGCCCTTCGCTACAGTAGGACCTACCCTCTCAGCAATCTCTTGCTGAAACCTGATCATCCGCTCGACTTCTTCCTTCTTTCCTTGCCTCTCCATCAAGTAGATCGAAGCTGCGAATTTGTCCTCGTCCAGCGCTGCCTTTCGTTGATTCTCAAGTTCCTTTCTACTTGCACCGGTTGCTCTTGACAACTGATCAAGTTCTAGTGCATAATTCTTAGAGCCCTCGGTCAGTTCTTTCACTGACATATTTTGAGATCGGCCGAGCTTGACTTGTTGTGATAAGTATGAAGCGGTGGACTCCGACATGTCATCGGCGGTCATTCCTATTCTGCGTAGTGTATCGTCAGTGCCCTGACTAAGGTTACCCACCACCTTCGTGAAGCTCTCTGCGCCCTCAGATACCGTCGAACCGAATCTCGCCAGCGTCGACGCATTCTCTCCTATTACCTTCGTGAACTGCTCTATCCTCAGTCCCGACTGCATCCACTGACGCTCCATGCCGGTCATGCCATCAGCAAGTAGGGCTCCGT